AGCACGAGCCGGGAGCGAGCGGCTAGATCGCGAGGTCACCCGCCACAGCGCCGTACACCGTGAAGCTGAGCGAGAAGGTGTTGGGATCGCCCTGGTTATAGGCCATCGAGATCTCGCAGTCTTCCAACGTGAAGGTGTGATCCGCGGCATCACCGAAGTTAGTTCCTTCCTCAGTGATTTGAATATCGAGGGTGTAAACATCGGCATTTGCACCGAGGGTCGAGACCGCCGCCGCGAAAGCGCCGTTCTTCAGCACGGCGTCGGAAACGCTGTTGGCCGCGGCCGAAGTGAACTCGCTCATCGAGCAGGTGAACGTACCCGTCGGGAAGGTGCGGGTGGTGTGCCGCACCGACGAGAGCACGCCCCGGTGCTGGTACGGGTTCGTCTCGCGGAGCTTGGCTTTCAAGCCGTCGATCGAAAAGTCGCCGTTGTCGAACCGGATCGTACAGCTAAGCGGCGTACCGGTCCCATCCTTGATAGTGATGGTTCCATCGGACATATTCTTTATGATGCTAGACGCGGCCATGATATCCCCCTATCGCTATCGTACCGGACTATTGCAAGGGCAGCCGGTGAGTCGCGATCACCGCGAGCTCGCCAAGCATCCAAGTACCATCGCCCACCACCCGCCGTCGGGCCTGAGTCTGCCCGATATGCGCGTCGACCAGCGAGGCCCCCGATATCGCTTTGATCAGCACGGCCTCGGCGTCGAGCGCCGCGTCGAAGTCCGCGACCTGGCGATCGGCCCGAAGGCGGAACGTCCAGCGGACCGCGAACTCCGAATCGACGAGAGCGCCGTCTGCTCCGCGCTTATGCCGGTAGCTTTCCATGATGGAGGTATACCGCGTGATCGGTGCGGAGACCGCGAACGCCAGGTGTGCATAGGTGCCCGGGTCGGCCGGGAAGTCGTCGGCGTTCCACCGGCTCTCGCGCCACGGGGCCGGAAGCGTGAGCGCCTCGACGGCCGCCGCCAGGCGCTGCCGCAGGGTGGATACCGCGATCACCGCCACGGCGCGGACCCACGCGACGATAGCCACATCGTAGACACGCTCGGCCCTTTCCTCGAGCGCGAGCCCGAGTGCCCGTTATCGTCCTCGTCGTCATAAAGAAAGCGGGTGCGGGTAAGCGCCGCCTCATACTCGGCCCGATATGCCATGCCTGTAGCGGCATAAGCTTGGTTCAACCTCGTAGAGAAGTCGTCGTAGATCAGAGCAAGGGCCAGGTACAGGTGCGGATCGCGCATCGCCTGTGGCGAGAGCACGAGGTTCGGGCGCCGGCCCTGGGCGAGAAGGCGCCCCTGGATCTGCACCCAGGCCTCGTCGATCTTGGAACTGAACGATGATTCAGAATGGATACAGGCCGCCCCTGCCGGATCGAGCGCGGAGCTCACTCGGTACAGGTCGGCCTCGGTGATCACCGGGAACAACGCCCGCCGCACGAGGAGGCCCTCGACATCGAAGGTCCGCGTGGTCAAATCCGGCATCACAAGCCGCCACTCGACGCGCCAGCCCTCGCCGTAGTTGCTTGCCGCGAGCGCGGTGCTGAGCACTACATACGTCGCGATCGAGCCGCTCACGGTAACCGCCGCCGAGGTGATCACGGCCACGCCGCTCTGATCGTACACCGAGACGGTGCCCGAGCTCGGCGCCACGAGCGCCCCGGCGCGGTACACCGGACACGCGATCGTGTTGTTCCGGCCGCGCTCCAGGAGCTCAGGGAGCTGGAACCGCGCCGAGTAGAGTACGTCAGCGGCGGCCACCGTTGCCCCCTCGGTCGCTGTTGGCCTTATCCACGTTTCTATGCACCGTTTCGCTGGCCTTGCGGGCGATGCTTACGGCCTCGGAGTGGCGCACGCCAGCGTCCCGGAGGCGCTGATAGCCGTTGGCCTCTGTGGCCTTCCGCGAGGAGTGATCGGGCGTATCGCTTGGCATCACTCCACCCCCAAGTCGGCCATGCTTACCACGGTGCCGTCGGTCGCTGTCCCTCTACCGTACCGCTCGATCTCGACTTCGACTGCGCGGAGATCCTGCGCGAGGCGATCGACGATCGGGCGCAAGCTCGGCACCGCGGCCACCTTGTCTGCCATATCGTCGTGTTCGCGCCGCTTCTTCGCTTGGAGCAGCTCCAACACATACGGCGCAGGGCGCGGGATTACGCCGCGATCCAGTAAGGTTCGACACCACGCCACATAGCCGGCCTCGTCGGTATCGACATGCGAGCTCCCGGGGTATGCCTTTTCCCAGCGGGTAAGGAATACGCCCGGAGCAACCTGCCGAATATAGCTCGTGCCCGGGCCGTCCACATCGGCCGGGACAACGGACCATCCCTGCTCCGCAAGCGAAACCTCAGCTTCACCCTTTTGAAACCGCCCGTCAGCGCCCTGCTTCATGCGCTGGATCCCGGCTTGCAGCTTCATCGAGCCAAACAGCGGAATCACTTGCCCACCCATGATCGTCCATCGCTCAGGATGGTACGTCAACAATCGCGGCGCGGTAGCCGGGAGCCGCGGCGTCGAGGCTCGGGACTCCTCCGCGAACTGGGGCGCCCATCCCCCCGCGGCGTCGGTGGCCGGGGTAGTTGCGGTGCCCGGTGTCGGTGATTTGAGTTTCGCCATAGTGCCCTCCACAAAAGGAGATACCCCATAAAAGAAAAGCCCGCCACGAGGGCGGGCAGAGCAACCGACGCGCGAGGCGCCGCGGAAGGCATGCCGCCCCCCCCGCGCCAGCCGCTAAACTCAGGCGTCAGTGATGATCGAAACACCGGCCGCGTCGATACCCTTGCTGACGCCCGCGTAGTAGTGCGTAACGTAAGCAGTAAGGCCGCTTTTCGCGGTGCGCTCGCGTTCAAACAGGATCTTGCCGGCCAGCACCAGCTGGTTCGCATCGCCCTCGGAAGGGATCGAGGAGTCGGCCCACAGGACCGCGCCGCGAGCGAACATACCACCAGCACGATCCGCGCCCGCGTTCGCGGTCGGGACGTAGCTCGACGAGAAAATGTCCACGCCCATCCACTGGCCGCGGTATCCGTTACCCAGCACCTGAATCTGCTCCTGGCTCGCAGGGAGCCACTGGATCGCACCGCCGGTCACGTTCGCGATCGCGGCCCTCAAGTCGCCCATCTGCTGGGGATGGAGGATCGCCATGTACGGCCCAACGTTCTTCGCCACTTCCAGGGTTTGGATCGCAGCGAGAAAGTTGTTCACCGAGAGGTCGACGCCCGAGGAGCCGACGGTCGCGGTGAAGTTATCGGTCACGTTCGCGACAAGCGACACAAGAGTGTTGCTCGACGAAACCACGGCGTCAGAGGCGAACTCTGCCACCTTGATTTTGCCGTTCGCGGGGTCGGTCAGGCGCGCAAGATCGGAAGCCTCGTAAGACTTTGAGTATCGAGCGACGGTCACCTGGAACGCGGTGTCGGTCAAAGCGGTGTTGGCAACCGCGGAACCGTCCCCAGGAGCGGAAAGGAGGTCGTAACCCATGAGGCCAACGGCCGGAACCTTGAGAACGCTAGAGCCACGGCCCACCGCATCACCCGCGTAAAGAAGCGCGGGATGGTTCGGCAGCGCGTTGCGATCCGCCAAAAGAAGCAGGATCTCCGCGCTGAGTGCTTCAGCGGTGCGGAGGTCCGCGATACCGGAATAGATGATTTCGTCAGCCATTGTAGTTTCCCCCTAAGTTATCGTCACGGCTCGATCGCCTTTTACGGGGGCGTGCCCGAGAGCCTCGCTCTACAGTACCGGCTACGCTTTCAGCGAGGCGCGAATCGCCGGCATCGCTTCGCGGAGCTTGGAATAGTCGCCCGTCCGACGCGCCTCCTCCGAGAGCCGCCGAATCGCCGCCGCGTCGAACCCTTGCGCCGTCGCCGAAGCCGCGGCCGAGCTCGCCACCGCTCCACGGTTCGCGTTCGGGGGCGGCGGCCGAGTCGGCTCCGGGGCCGGCGGCGGGGCCGAGGCTTGAGCAGGTTCCGCAGGCCCGAGGTACGCCGCCAGCGCTCGAGGAGCCGTCGAAGGGTCGGCCTTGATCCCCTTGATCCAGTCGGCCAGCGCTGGGCGATCTTTCGGTTCCAGCTTGGCGTAAAACATACGAGCTACCTCGATCCCGTCGGGATCGGTCAGGCCCGCGGCATAAAGCGCTCGCTCGGTCTGCCATTCGGTCTGCACCGTTTGATACTTGGCTTCCATATCTCGGAGCGAGGCGGCCAACGTCTCGGCCGTTCCCGCCTTGCCCTGGAGCGCCTTAAGCTGATCCTCCAGCTCGGCAACCCGGGAGAGGGCCTCTCGCCGCCCCGCCGTCGCTTGCTGGAACCGCTCGTAAGGTACGGATTTTTCAGCCGGCGTTGAAGCCGCCGGCGCTGCGCTTTCGTTATTTTGATCTTCCATGCCTTCCCCCTTTCAAGTTACCGTCAACCGACACGATACCGAGCGTTCACCGCTGCGATCTCAGAAAGCGCCGCCTCGGCATCCCCCCGGGTCGTGCCAGGATGCAGCTGCTGGTACGCGCTCACTCGATCGAGGAGCCCCGCCCCGATAAGGCCGAGCACATGCTCTCGCTCGGCCTGGCGCTCCTCGGCCGAGGGCGGCAGACCGGCATATGCCACGCGGTAGCCGTACTCCGGGAGAGCCGCGTCACCCGTAACTGCGTTCACGAGCGCGGCCACGATCCCCATCAGTTGCTCGTCGACTGGACGAAACACCGGCTCGTACCTACGCTGCGCCTCTCGCGCCGCCTCCTTAGAGATCGCAAGGGCGAAACCGCTCCGGGGATCGCCGGCCACCCGCATGACATCAGAAGCCGACACACCCGCGAACGCCGCGATACGCCGCTCGTAGTTCCCGATCGCTTCCTGGAGCGTGTTGGGGTCGGCGCCCGCCTCCCACTGTCCGATCTGAGGGCTCATGCTTTCGTCGGAAGGGGCAAACAAGAGCACCGTCGCAGGGTCCGGTACGATGCTTTCCCGCATGGTCGAGGCGTCGTCGCCCTCTAGAGAGCCGCCTGGGGCCGACACGCCGATCGCGTACCGCTGGGGCCAGCTCGCCTGGCGAACCGTATGGCCCCAAAAGGTCCATAGCACCGACACGTTGAGCGAGCCTTCGACGAGCTCCGAGGCCTCGAAAGGATCGAACAGCATCCCGGTCTTCGCCGCGTGATAAAGCACATACGGGAGATACACCGTCCCATCGGTGCGCCGGTACGGGTAAGCCTCGCCGACGAGGCCGCCCGCCACGCCGAGGTACTCCAAGCTGAGGTCCTCCCCGTGTTCATTCTGCCCCGCCGCGATCACGCGATAGTACGGCTCTTTCCCCGGCTCGATCGAGAGATAGTCATAGGTCCAGCGCGGCCGGCCCGCCTTATCGTGCCTCAGTCGGAGCTCGTAGAGCTCTACCGGCACATCGGGGCGGGCGGGGTCGGCCTCGGCCAAGACCATATCGGGATAGACCGGCCGGAACGATACCTCCGGCTGTCCGTTCTCCGCGATCGCAACGTCGGCGCGGAGGAACATTTCGCGCATACCGAGGGTATCGCGCTGCACCCGCTGCATAAGGGGCCACAGACCTGCCCCATTGACGAGGGCCCCAACGGCCGCCGCCGCTTGGGGGTTGTCGTGGGTCACGGTCGGGCGCCGATCGTAAAGCACGGCCAGCGAGGCGAACGCCGAGCGGAACACGTTGGAGCTTAGATCGGGAACGCCCCAGGCTTCCCGGCGAACGGAGCCGATCGACCACTCGATCCGCTGGGTGAGATCCTCGCGCCAGGCGCCGTACAGCATCCGGCGGCGTAGTCGGGTGTGTTGCCACCGAAGGAGCTCGGCGGGATCGTGCGGGAGCGGCGGGATCGGGATGCGAGGATCGTCGAGCATAGGTATACCCCTTCGCGCTACTGTACCCGGATTTGAGCCGTCGGGCTCCGGGTGGCCTGGCGCCATATCCACGGATCGAGAGCATACCGCAGGGCGTCGACCGGATCCTTCCAGTCGTCGTCTCGATCCGGGTGGTACTTATCCAGCGCGTCAATAAGCCGCTTGCACCGTGGATGGATGCCGATACCGTCGGCGCGGATCATCTGATGGTAGAGCCAGCGGGACGCCACGCGGACGGACCACCGTTGGTTCGCTCGGCCCTGCTTTACGGCGCGGATCTGAGGCCACAGCGTATCGGGCGGGAGGCCGAGCCGGCGCGAAAGGTGCCGCGCTAGATCCTTGTTGCTCTTCTGCCGGATCGAACCTTTCATATGCACGATATCGCCAAACACATAGTCGAGGTCGCGCCACGCCAGCCCGTGGCGGTGGAGCAGGGCGAGGATCCCGCCCGCGTCGTCTTCCGGTGTCGCGGTTCCGGCCTCGTCGACGTAGTGATCGAGTACATACACTTTCGGGTATTCTCCCGAGCTGTCGACCGCCACGAGCACGGCGATCTGCTTCCCGGGCTGAGAGCCGTGGTCGATCCCAAGCGAGAGCTTCACCTCGCCCGCTGGCGCCCGCTCGTGGAGGTGGCTCGCCGCTCCGCTCGATCGGAACACATCGAAATATCGATCGGTCGTGCGAACTTCCCATTCCCCGTGAACGCGCACCGGGATCTCGTGGCTCGGAGTCTGGATCTCGATTTGCGCGATCCACTCTTGATCGCACGGCGTCCCATCGCCGAGCCGCCGAGGCCGCCGAGAGTTTACCGGCACTAGGGCCTCCGGGGTTAGCGGGGCGTGGAGGTCGACGATCTTCCCCTCGGTCGCGGCGCTACGGATCCACTCGATCGGAGCGCCGATCGGTGTCATTGCGATCGCTACCCACCCCCCCGTCGAAAGCACGCGCTTGACCACCTCGGCATAGACGGCCTCGGAGGCTGGAGGCTCGTCAAACAGAGCCCCGTGAATCGTGGCGCCCGCCAGGTTCAAGGTGCCCTGCTGCGTAGTCCGAAAGCGGATCATCGACCACCCGCCGTTCCGGTGCGATACCTCGACGGCCGGATTTTTGCCCCTAAAGCCACGGGCCGCGGTGTAAATCGTGTCGGGATGAAGTCGCCGCCGGCATCAGGGCCCGTAGCTTGGCCTGGATCGCGATCGACTGAGACCAGCTGGCGCATATGATCCAGTACTCACCAGCGGTGTCACAGGTCCGGTGCGGGTGTTCGCCGAGAGCATGGAGGAGGAGGTCAGCCAGGGCCACGGTTGTCTTGCCCAGCGCCTGGTTCCCAGCTCGGAATAACCGGAACCGCTCAGTGCACCGGAGGTATCGATCCTGCGCCGGTAGCCAACGCATCCACCGGATAGGCTCGGCCTCGACGCGGGAGGCGATCCCCGCCGCGAGCTGGTACGCCTGGGCGAGCTCCATCACGCGCCACCCCCGGGGATCACGGCCAGCGCCGGCCGGCCCGCGTAGCGCTGCTCGATCGCATCCTCGATCTGCTCGATCGCAAAGTCGGGGAGAACCGACATCAGAGCCACGAGCTGCGCCACAAGCTCCTCGTCGCCCATACCCGCCATCGCGTCGACCGCCGCCGCCTGGGCGGAGAGCAGCTGGTCGAGCGCGTCTCGCGTGGCGTTGCTCTGTCGGTGCAACGACGCAAGCGCTTGAAAGCTCCGGGCCTCCCTCGCGTCTTGTACGTCGCCCTCGATCTCGGCCAACTGCTTGCGTAGCCAGTCCTCGCGGCTCACGTTCTGAGGGGCTACCGGCGCTTTCGTCTTGCGTGGCATTGTATGCTTTTCTCCTCAAAAGTTATCCGGTGCGCGCGCGAACGTGGATTCTT